GAAGGTGTCCCAAGACCAGCCCCGGCCCGGGCAGCTTCCCCGGCCTTGGACCCGTCCTTGGTCCACCGTCCACCCGTTGACTTTCCCTTGGGGTCTCTTGGTTGTGTAGGGTCGTATGCCATGGTCTACTCCTCGTCGCCTATTGTAGATTCTGGTTGTTCAGAGACAACCTCGGCAATCCACCTCTTGGCAGTTTTCTCATCTAACTTGTAATTACGCATCAGGAAAATATATTTAGGCATCATGCCCATGGTAGTGGTTTGCCTGTCCGTTGACATCTGCATTTCTTTATCAACAATCAGGCTGTCATCAAAGTCGTACTCCACCGAATAGGTTCCCCGAGGAGCAACTTTGGCAAGATCACACCAAACATCGATGCTGTATAACAGGTCATCAAGTGCTGTTCGCAGGGATTTCTGGACATCAACTATGGTAGCTGCTGATCGCTGTTTGGCCGAAAGAATTTCGGTCGCTGTTTTCTCTACCGACATGGGGTCCGACAAGGTACCATACGCCAAACCACTATTGAATTCGATCTTCTTCAGGATTGCATCAAGGCCGGCAAGTATATTGGCTTCCCTTAGTGTCGGAGTCCATTCTTGGAAAAACTCATCTTTTTGACCACCCATATCAAGGGTTCTGATCAACCTCTTGATTGGCAACATTACCCGGCCATCATCCGTCTTTCCAAACGCTAACTCATCAACATATAGTGCCCGCTTCCCGGATTCAAACTCCCATAGCAAGTTGGACCACATCTCGTCGGCCTGTCTGATGAGGTCGATCGATCGAGAAAAACACGATACCCCGAGAGGACTATCAGTGTCGATGTTGTTGACCAAGGGGTAACGAAAATAAGCAAACAAGGGTTTGTCTATATCGGTGATAGTAGCTTCTTCTTCTAGCCCGGCCCAATCAGGAACAGTCTCTAAAGGGGTTCTGGTTCCCAAGGTGTCTTTGTTATGACTCTTGAAAGCTGCATTGATCACATCGCAGCCCTCGTCCGTCATCGTGTGGTATTCCAGTCTGGTAAAGTAGTCCTTGCCTATGGTCCTCTGATCAACAAAGACACAGGCAGTGATGTTGCCATTAGAATCAAAGGACACCGGGAAAAAGTGGTCTGCCTGTATAAAGTCAACCTCTATCTTGTCCTTGTTGACATAGGGCTTCATGATCAATCCACCCTTGGCCGACCCATATTCCACTTGCTTTCGCATCATGAGGAGCAAGGTTTGCATCAGTTCATCCAGATACTTTCCCCGTCTGGACCCGGTGACTACCACCGACATCTCGATGGTAACAGCCCGGGCAATCTCACTGGCAATCGCAGCAGGTAGATTGAGACTCTTTACATCTTCACTCAACCAAGAAGCCTTGTTTTCATACATCCGGGACCACTCCTGCAGAGCACTTACCATCTCGGAGCTGATCTCGATATCAACACCCAATACATCTTTGATAGACGTTTTATTGATCATTTTACCTATCCAATCTCTTATCCACTGCAACAGCCTTTGAAACATGGTTCACCCCGATCTAATAGTAGCCGGGCCGAATCACCCTTTTAGCATCGCCTAGGCTGATAGCCCCTTGCAAATTCCAGTGAATGGGGTCTTCAACGAATCGCTCCGACTGTTTTTTGGTGACCATGAAGTATCTCTCGTTCCACCCCTGCACATAGTATTTGCCGTAGGAGCCAAAATCGACCAGATCATCCTGTCTGATAGANATCAATACCTTCTCGTTTTCGGTACCGTGTCCAACTGGTGGACTATTGCCTGGCCTGTTGATATACCTGTTGACACTGTCATCCACCAAGTTTCGATCGTCCCTGTCTAACCTATCCATGTAGGCACCCATGCGATCGTCCCTGATTGCGTCCCGGGCTGCATCGGCTGCCCCTGAACCGTCACTGGTCCACTGGCCCCCACCGGATTTTCCAGCCGGGACCATTGGTTGATTGGGGTTGTAACTCATTTCTACCTCTCTTCCTCATCGTTTAGGTGAATATCTGATTTCTTCAGGCCCCATCGCCGAAACAAATCAGCCATCGACCGAAACTTGTATGTTGTTTTGCCATCTGGATAAACCGCAAGAAAGGACATCTCCTCGGCACCGGGCTTGATCTCTACCTTACCCTTAGGTGAATCAACCCATGCTCCATGCTTATATGCTCTAGCTGCTCGTTCACCCAAAGTACCCTGGCCTTTGGGCTTCAATTCTCCTGCTTTCAGGCCGGCTGATTGTCTGGCTGCACTGGCAGCCCCTGAACCGTCACTGGTCCGCTGGCCCCCGGTGCCTTTCCCGGCCGGGACCATTGGTTGATTGGGGTTGTAACTCATTGACCTCTCCTTATCCAAATCCTGTTAGTGGCATATCTGGTCGCATCAATAGCATGGTTGTTAGCGTCTGGATATGCGTTGATCACTTCCCCGTCCTTGGTAACCTCATATTCATAACTTAGAAACTCATCCAAAGCATAGGGACACCGAACCGGGTCTATCACTATCTCCTTGAGACTCTGCAGCCACTTGATCGAATAGCTGATCGAATCTGGTCCCTTGTCTGCTCCTCGAACATTGGCACCATACTCTCTAAGATCAGCTATTGACTTAGGTTCTGCAGAATCCGGAATCAACAGGTCCTCTGGATTGTAGCCATACTCCACCAAAGCATCGAATAGTTGCCGGTTACTAAACTTATTTTTTCGCAGCTCCCCGAACAGGTATAGAGTCAACCTGCTCGGGTTGTAAGAGCAGCGGATATAGTGGGCCGGGTCTGGATACCACCCAAAGTCCAAACCATGGTACACATAGTCGAAACCACCTTGGACCAACCCGGTGCTCGGGTCCTTGGTCCCGTAAATCTCTTCGTCCGTTATCCGTCTGGCAGTGATGTTCTCGAAGATCATGCCCCCGGCCCCGTTCGCTACACCGAGATACTCATGTTCGTAAGCATCGGGATTGACCTCTGACAGATGTTTGGCTTCCTCGAAAAAGGCCTTGCCCAACCACTCCTTGGGCACCGTCAAGAAGGTGGATTCATGCTGATATTGGGTTTCCTTGGGAATTTTGATATATTTGTTGGCCCAATTGCCGATCGTCCGAGGTGGATTGAAGGATTTGATGATGAAAGCAACATCACCACCGCGGATGGCCGATTGTTCAACCTTTCGGATTGACTCTTCTCCTCTAAACTGGTCCAGCTCCTCAAACCACAGGATTCCAATATAGCCAAAGGTTGGCTTGATCGACTTGATCTTGTTGGGATCGTCGGCACCCCGGAAGAATATCTTTTGACCCGTGGGGATGTACGTGATCTCCATGGGATTATACGTGAACTTGAAATACTGTGTTAGACCAAGAACCGAAATGGCCCATTCGATTTGACCGTACACCGAGGTTCGCAAGGTATCTGCTACCTGCCTGACTGCCAAAACATGGCAATCTGGATTGTTCAACAACAGGTAAACCACCACCAAACTAACAAAACTAGACTTGGTGGACCCTCTACCACCCCGGAAGACATATTCACGGTGTCGGCCGGCTTTGATGTCCCGATAAGCATCTAAGAATTCAGGAGCGATCATGTCGGCCGGCAAAAACGGCAGAGGATTGACTATCTCCTTCTCTTCATCCTCTTGTTTCTCTATCTCGTTTACATGCTCCCCGTAATATCCCCGATCTTTGGCTTGGGTCCGCAACTGGTAAATGACTGCCCACTGTTCACCCCTATCTATCGCTAGCTCCAACTGATTCTCTGCCTTGTCCGTCCGTCTAACCCGGTGCTTGCTCAAGGCTTCCGCAACCGCTGGACTTTTGCGGGCCCGTCGTTGTATGGTAGTCACGCTGCACTTCAGGAGTTGAGCAGCTGCAAAAACACCACCCTCTGACAGATCGAGAGCATGCACTATCTCCTTGGTCGTATACGTATACCCGGCACCATGTCCGTTGTTATCTTTGGCCATACTACCATTGTACCACATTCGCTGTTCCGTGTCAACTATCTGGACTGTACCGAAAGAAAACTTCTCGGTGGTCATTTGTCACCCTTGGAAAACAGTGTCTCTGAAGAAGCTCTTCAAGAATTTTTCTTTATTTTTTCTTTAGAAGTTTCTTTAGACACGCTCCCGGCATATTCATCGTGAATATATTGGCATATTCATCGTGAATATGTGGGCATATTCATCGTGAATATGTGACANGACGCAACCCGGCCGAAATCCGGATTCTGGACCCGGGGCTCTTTGCTTGAAATCTAGATTCTGACTCCATGGTCCACCACCTGAAACCCGGATTCTGGACCCAAACCTTCCCTTGTTCCTTGGATACCATCTTGGAGCAGACGAGGTGATATGACAAATGTCATGTCTTGATATGACAAGTGTCATTCTTTGCCTTCCCGGGTCTTTCCAGAATCTTCCAAACCTTGACAAAGGAGAGACCCTATGGTATAATTGAAAATGGGGGCAGGGGACGCCTGCCCGAAGCCGAGAGGAAACCGAAAGGAACGAGATGAACAAATACAGTGTCAAGGTCAAGAATCAGGTAGTAATGTCGGTCATGGCCGAGTGTGAATCAGCTGCTCAAGGTGAAGCTTGGGACCAGTTGAATCGCCCGGGCCGGTTCGAAATTTTCCGGGAGTGGAAAAATGGGGGAATGGAAGTCGAGCTGGTTCTGCAGGACCACCAGCTTGCTGGAGATGGCTACGAGTTAGCCAAAGACCCCGGGTATAACTAAACAACTCGAAACCCGGGTC